CCATAATCAATATATGTTGGATTATTATTAGCCGCTGATGTTGTTCTCGCACGGTCATTGGTCAAAGTTACATCACTTTGAGTTTCTAAACGATAACCACGAACATAAGCAATACCTTTTGAAATACCCAAATCATATTTTGCTGAATTGATTGTATTTGCTTTAGGTGTTAATGTGTAATCTTTGACAATGAAATCACCATTGGTATCACTAGTACGTTTTGCAAAATAATCATCAATAACAGAATAAACAGTATCATTAACTTGTTTAAGTATTGAACCATTCTCTAAACGAACCAATTCAATAAAGTCATCATCATTTCCTAATTCTAATGGACGTGTTTCTAATGATAATGTAATCTTATAACGGTCAGCACCAGGCGCTTGATAGTTGGAAGCATTTAATGCTGGATCCAATAAACTAGAATCGTCTGTATAATTATAGATACTTTCAATTGCATTTAAACCAACACGTAATGATGGTGTTGTGCTATATTTTTCTAATGGAATAGTTGTTTCTGATACAGTAACAAAATTACCTTTAACATAAAAGATGCCATCAGAGATAGAAGCCACAGAACTTAATCCTGTTGCGAGATTTGTAACGGTTGATGTTATTAATGTTGCTGTAAAGTTTGCGCCCACAAGATAAATTGTATCACCACTTACAAATTGAGAACCAGTAATGTATGTAACAATCAAAGTAGGAGGATCGCCTGCAGCACCAGAACTCGTTGTTGAAGCTTCAGCTGCATAAATTACTTTTGCAACAACGCTTGAATCGGCATTTGTAATTGTGCCATCAGCAAAATTTTCTGCTGAAATTGCTGTTGTACCAACTGTGGTGTTTAATTTTAAATAATATACGTTTTGATTTACTGTGACTTTACCACCAGAAATAGGAGTGTTTTGAGCAAAAATAGCATCAGCAAAACTAGTGATTTGATTTTGAAGAATAGTTTGTGATTGTGTTAATTCACGAGCTTGAACAGCAAATCCCGGTTTAAAAAGTATTCTGTGATAATTTTTAGCCGCATCAAAATCATCATAATAAGGATCTACGTTAAAGTCGCCAGTAAAATTGGTTGCCATTTTTTCTTTCCAAAATTAAAATCTTAACACTAAACGGAATTGTTCTGTACCATCAGGACTTCTTTGAATAGCCGTTCTATTTTCTATATATGTCATGTATCCAGAGTATATAATAAAGTCTGGATCTTCTGTGTCTAATAAAGTTCGAACCGCCACGTTTACCGCACCACTTGCATCTTGAATAAGAGCATCGTTTATAGTTGGAGTTCCACTTGTATTTATGACTCTCAAAACATTATTTGTGGCATCAAAACTAACAACTTGAGCTGTAAATGTTGCAGATCCTAAATTTGGACCTTGATAAATTGTTTGACCACTAACAAATGAACCTGTTCCAGGAGAAACAGTAAAGTGTTTTGTTGTGTCATATATGTCACCAAAGCAATAATCTGGAGTTGTTTGTTGTGATGATGGGTCTAATATTAGTCCTAGTTGATAATAGGTAATATCAGTAGGAATAGTTCCATTCTCATCTTCTATAAATTCTATAGCCACCATTACATTATTACAACCCAAATCAGATATTGGATCTAATCCATGTCCACCAACTGGTGAAACTGGTGTTATAGCAACAGCAACCACGTTTGGTGTTGGATAACCTGTCGATTGTGTTATTGTCGTATTGGCATATGTATAACCAGAACCAACGTTGGTCATAATCATATCAGTTAAATAACCTGCTGCATTAATAACTGGTGAAGCAGTTGCACCAGATCCATCACCAGTTATAACAACATCAACGCCACCGGATTGATATCCTTGGCCAACTGTCGTAATATTAATAACGTCAATTTGTCCTTCAGCTGTATCATTTAATTCAGGATTTGGAACATTAAATCCTACTGGAACAGGCATCCAACTTTCATCTAAGAATCGTTGTTTTATACCAGCATCAATTGAATATAAAAATTTCCATTTATAACCATCAGCTGTCTGTACCAAGAAGGTTGAATCAAAAGTTCCTGGAGTTAATTGTGGTTCAACTGTTGATGCCGAACCTCTATTATTCCATAAACAAATAAACACTTGGTCATATCTGTTTTTAACATAGAAGTTTTTAGATACTAAATTATTTGCATCTAAAGTAAACATATTCACTCTATCATCATAATAATCATAAATTGTTCCTGTGTCCCAATCCCTTCTTGGTATAACAGGAGAAATATCGGATGAAATTATTTTCTTTGCAGCAATAATATTTCTAAATGTTTCTTTAATTGCAAATTGACTTTGTTCTGGTGGTGGAGGATTAAAAGGATCTGGCCAAGGAGTTATTCTACCAATAAAAGCATATAAACTATTAGGCACATCTACAGATTCTTCAGCAGTTGAAGAAGGTGCAAAATAGTATTGTATCACTTCATACAATTTACTTGTGTACGTTAATAATGACGAATTGGCGGTTAAAACTGGCATTATATAATCCTATTAATTTATAATCGCTACGAATGTATTGGAAATTGAATTATCAAACGAATAATATTTAGCTAAAATACTATGACCAGAAGATATTGTGTAAGTCGTACTACCTACGGTAGATTTTTGTGCATTACATCCATGTGTAAATGTATGTGGACTACCAGAGATGTTTGTAACCCATAAATCAACTACTTTTCCTGGAATATGATTAGTTAAAGAAACAACTAATCCAGTAGAAGTATTACATTGTACTAATGAATTATTTGCAAAATCTATAGTAATTGCTGTTTGTGAACTATTATATTGTAAAGAATTAAAAATAAATCCTTTTTGTGGATTAACATTACCGGTTACTGTTAAATCTCCAGCAAATATACCTGAAGTATTCGCCAATGCATTATTGGCTTTAGAAAAAGCATTATTAGCTGTACTATAAGCCGACTGCATTTTACTATCTGTGGCCAAAATCCCGGTATTTTGAGATGAATCGGTGCCCTCTATGACTGTCAATCTAGTATTCTGTGTTACGTTAGAACCTTCAATGATGGCCATTCGAGCATTTTGACTAACATCTGTTCCTTCAATTACTGTCAATCTAGTGTTTTGTGTAATATCCACACCTTGAGTTATAAATGTATTTGCAGATGCTGTATTAGCTACGTTGAATGAGGCTTGAGATAAAACAGAATTGTTATTGGCTAATGTAAAAGCGGCCTGAGAATAATTTACTGGACTAGCAGCAACCGATTGTATAGAACCGTCACCAAATTTAATATTATAATTAGCAGACAACTGTAAATCAGTTTTGGTCATGCGAGCTACAATATTGTTGGTAACTGTGCCACCAACAATATAAACAATGTTTGCAAAAGAAGATGCGGTACCAATAACTAAATTACCCGAAGCACTTAATGCTGACGGACCATAAGTATACAAATAACCATCATATGGCCCCATTGAAGTGTATGTTGGATCATTAAACGTTGACCCATTAATACCCATATCAATAAATTTGTTTGAATTATCAGAATCACTGGCATGCGCTACATAATCAGATGAACCATTGGAGTTAAAGTTTTGGTTATTGATTTGTAAATAAGTATTGGAATTACCAGAAAATTGTCCAATGGTGTTTGCAAATAAAACTTGATTTTCACCAACTTTTAATGGTTGATAGGCATAAAGGCCTTCGCCTAAAGTCGCCACATTTATTTTTCCTGTTGTACCTGTATCCAAATTAACACCAACAACTAAAGTTGCTTCTGTGTTAGTACTTAAATGGTATATTTCTGGTAGTTCTGATATTTTTACTGTTGCCATTTTTTACCCTATTAATATAAAGAGATCATTTTCGGTCATAAGCGATTCTTCATTTTCTGTTACTAGTTGTGGAGTGTCATATAAACCAACATCTCCGTAAATTATTACTGACTGTGTATTAGCATTTTTATTAACGGTAATTCTTGTATTTGCTATTGGCCCCAAAGAACTGTCATTTATTGAGAA